ATGCTTGGAGTGGATAAACCGGAGTTCCAAGTGCGATATAGCGACGGTATGCGTGTTGCACGACCATTTGGTTGCCCTGTGCGTACACTACGCAACAAAGAAACTGTACTTCGTGATTGGTGGGGTGACATAAATCCCAAAAACATCGCTAAGATTGATGAAGCGGTGGGATATTATTTGGTAGATTGGTGGGGTAACACTCGTGGAGAAGAAGTTCGCCGCCATCCTGTTCGTGGCTTCGGTATTCGACCTGCTTGGGATGCGGCAGATGTGTACGAATATGATAGAACAAACGACGCTACACCATATCAGCGTCTATTCAACGGTGGTAAGCCGGTTGTAAACATGAAAGGATTGTTGGTTGCTGGCTCAAGTGGTAATTTAACAGGTTCGCCGTATTCCACCATTCCACGCTTTGGTGGTCGTAAGAATGATGTGAACACAAACAATGCTAATGAGTTAGTCGATGTGTACTTCCCAACTAATGCTCACCGTGTTGGTGACGATGGGCATGGGCGTGGACTACGATACCCCACAGCATTCAATGAAGATGTACTTACAGCACTTGACGAGCCATATCACGCTACTGGTGTTGTTCTTTCACATCATACCTCCGAACCTAACATGAATGATGGGTTTATCCGAGCACGCAATGATGTGCTACAACCCGATGAAGTACCTCGTGGTATCAGTGCACGCCTCAACATTGCCGAAGATGGATTACTCAAACCCGAAGCGGTGGTAAGTGACCGTGTTGAAACAGTAAGCGGTGACTCACCACACAAAGATGCTGTAAGCCGTAGTAGCCCTCGTATCGGACTCGATACTGAAAACATAGAGGGAGTTGATGACAACCTTATCGCCATCAACACTGAGGCTCACAGCCTACACACTGACCGTGGTGTAGGACAGCGTGTGGTACTACAAGGTGGTATGCAAGCAGGTTCACAAACCATCGGTCACTACGACTTAACAGGAATTAACTTCGCTGGACAACCTCAAGGTGGTGCAATGCGTCTTAGTCACACTTCTAATTTCAGTCCACTTGGTGGTACATATGTTGCTGAATCTCGTAATTTCGTCAAACCGATTAACGACAAAGATTGGGGTGGTATCACCGGCTCTAACAAAACATCCAATCCATACGAAACAAGTACATTCGACGCATCATCACAACAAACAAATCTTACTGATAAGAGTGTAACATACATGATGCGCCCTGTTCGTTTACTCGATAAACAACACATTGAGATGTTCCGCCCTAACAACAATCTTCATTCTTCAAGCCCACAATTTGGTAGCAATTATTTCTCCGCTACAGGTGGAGGTAAATACGGTATGTACATTTACGAGATTCTTAACGGTCGAGCGGCAAGTGGAAATTACATTCGTGCTACAAACCCCGACAGTAACCCACCATACGCCCCGCTGTATGTAATGGATATATCCAGTAACGATGCTACGCCTGTGAGCAAAGGACCAAAGATTATCGGAACAAGTGCCAGTGGATTCGACTCTACAAAATTGGACAACGAAGTGACTCGTGTAGTGATGAGTGAAAATACTCTACAACACTATCGTGCTGATGCACCTCGTAGGCGCACGCATAAAGAAGGTGAAACAAAGGAAGAAAGAATGGATTACAGTGTCCAGCCACGCTTCTCCCAATCTCTTCATCCAAAAGGACATAAAGGAGATGTAGACTACAATTCAACGGACCACACAGGTGATGGAGCATGACAGACTTTGACTTTTGTGATTGTTGCTCACCTGCTGACCTTGCTTTCGCTGTACTGAAAGCCAAAAAAGAAAAACCATTCCACGGCTACAATCCAAACAAGCATAGCAAGAAGGGCGGATTGAACGCCAAAGGTCGTGCCGCCGCCAAGCGTAAGAGCGGTGCGAATCTCAAACCTCCTGTGACGACTAAACCAAGTAAACTCAAGCCCGGCTCAAAAAAGGCTAAGAGGCGAAAGTCTTTTTGTGCTCGAATGAGTGGCATGAAAGGACCAACCAGTAAGAAGGGTAAACTTACCCCTAAAGGCGCATCACTAAAAAGGTGGAATTGTTAATGAATCAACCGTTTGAACAAGCATGGAAATTATTGAAGGCTTTGCCCGAAGACTCGCTTTATACCGAAACAATAGAACCAAATAGTGCTTTTAACAATGAAGGTGGCTACCAAGTAGCACCAGCCAGAATGAGGATTCAAGAAAGATTGAAAACGATGCACCCTGCAATCGTGGGTTTGCTAAACAGAAGAAGACCTTATGGCCAAGGTAAAGGAAAGATAATTCCCGAACCAACAGACGACCGTGGGTACGGGTTAGACCCGGAAAAATTCCCCTATGAAATGCATCAAGATTCAGTAAAGAATAAATATAGAATTAGGGATGTGCCTACTGCAACTAAACAGGGTTATACAACGGATGAAGAAGGGTTCCCTGCACCATATACAAGTCAAGACGACTACCATTCACCGATGTATGGCAGTGAACCGTTGAGATTTATGCAACAAGTTGACACGCCTACTTCATGGCATCCTCAATATGAATCATATAGGCATGAGGGTCAAGAATATCATGGTCATCAAAAACCCGAAATAGCAATGGATGACATGAGAAGGCATTTTCGTAGGGCACCACCCGAACAACCTCTCCCTCGTGACCAATCAATGGGACAACGAGTACCATACACTCCCAATTCGTAATCTTGGGGCTTGATATGGCGGTAATCAAGAATACAAGGACTGGTCGGTACAGCACTGACGCAGATGAAGTCATGACGCATGTGCGTAAGCCTGTGTTTGTGGACAACGCCATTCATCACGGTCGCATCAGCGTGCAGAAGGCAAACAAGGCTAAGGTCACAGTTGAAAAGAAAAACACTCGTAATTTACAAGTGATGCCGCAACGCAACTATCGCATCCTTGAGGGTGAATCGTACATTCAGTTGTCGCATAACAACACCCCCGGTCATTCCCTCAATTCCACTCCTTTCTTTGCTGGTGATTTAATTTCCAACACCAACAATCCTATGCTCATCTACAACGCTGACGCATCAGCACAACGGTTGTTACCCCACAATATCGAATCATCGTCATTTGGTGTGTTGATGAACCTACGCAACATGAAGGGTAAGACGCTGGATGGTATAGGGTTTACAGGGCGTACAGTCAAACTCGGCCAACCAGTTGATGTGGGATTGCGTAGCACTGACTTGGCTATTCGACTTGGGGAATCAATTAACAGTGGTGCTACAAGTGTGAACATTTCACGCCCAAAGAGTGTCACATCATCTTCTGCACGCAAACACAGCACACGCTTTATTGGTCAAGATTTCAACAACATGAATCTTATGACGGCCCTTCGCTTCTTAGGTCGTCATGACAGTCGTATGCTCTTACTCGACCGCTTCGGCAATTTGTTGTACATACCCATCACTTTTAGCGAAGCAACCTACACCGTCGATAAAAACTTCCGCTTCGGTCCAAAACAAGACAATCCAATTGAAAACATCTCAAACCGTGTAACTGTACAAGGTCATCCATTGGCTCTTAACGACTTGGTTATTGTAACTGTAGATGATGTTGAAGGACAGGTGGAAGAAGTTCGAGAAGACACTGCGCCTGTGGTGGACAATACAGTTCGTACTACCAACGCCGCTCGGCGTGTAGCACGACAGATGCTTAAATCACGCTCACTTGTTCGTGGTAGCCTCTCAAGCGCAGGTCACATGAACTTACTTACACTGCGCCCCGGTATGACAGTAAAGTATGATGGGGTCAACAAGGTAGTCACTGAGGTTAAACACATGCCCATGCGAAACATGAGTGACCTTACTATGATGAATTTTGAAAGTGGTATTGAAGGGGTGTTACAAGGTATTTCCGAAGGCACTACAGTAAGTGCTAATGAAAGTAATCCTGCTACCTATGTACAAGTTGTTGAGCAAAACTTAGCAATGTTCGGTAAGGTAGAATTAAGAATTGTATCAGCGGTAACAGAAAGAGGGGTATTTAATACAGCATACCTCATCGGTGGAGTGAAGGGAACGCACAATCGTGGGCTTATTGGCGGAAACGGATTACCTATTGGTGTGAACAAGACAAGAACAAGGAGGAATATATATTCCAGTTAGTGATTATATGCGTCGTCTTTTGCTTGACACCCTTGCAAGCAACATTAACGAGGTAATCTTGGGCTTTGATGGTACACCAGCAACCGCTGATGATGGTTCTGCTGGTAGACCAGCCATCGCACTCACACCTACAGTGACGATTGTTGATGATACATCTTTATTGGTAGAAGCAAAACTCCCATATGATACTTCATTTACTGAGCAAATAAAAGAAGTGTACATTCAATTTCGTGACAGTACCGATTTTACACCAGTGGGTCGATACACCATCACACCAATTTCTAAATCAACAGCAAACGAATTGAAAATTCAAATCGCAATTGAGGTGGCATAATGAGCATTATGGATGATGCTTGGCTCGTTCTTAAAGAGCGAAAGGCTCGTGGGTATTATCGGGAAGCCACTATACCCGATGATAAAAGAAAACCTGTGACTAAAGTTCCAAGATTTTTTGGTTCGCCGGAACACAAATACCAAATACACCCGTTTGCAAATCGCTTTGCTACGCTTGCTTTATCACAGGCTCTTGCTGATATGGGTGAAGACATAGTACCCGAAACACCTGTATCGGGCGGTGGAGTTGAGCAACGCCAAATGGATGAAGTGTTTGGAAGAAGAGGTCGAGGTGACTATGGTAATATGCAAAATGAAATGGATGTTCAAAGAATAAAGGAACTTCCATTGATGCAAATGCTCGGTTTAGCGGATACTAAGGGTCAAAATGTTGGTATGCAAGACGGTAGGGTAAAGGTGTTTGACCCCGCTTTCCGTACTTTTAGAGGCCATAAAATCGGACAATACGGAAAGCCAATTAATTTCCAAGAAGGTACAGTTATGTCTAACATAAAAAATAATTTCAATAATGTACCTGCTGATGAATTAGCGGAACTTGCACAACGAGTTAAGGAATACAGACCTCAACTTGATGTATGGGAAAACGAAGGTAATGAAAGGGAATGGAAGGAAAGTATGGGTGATTATACCACGACAAGGGACACACTCGCTTATCTTAATTCATTAAACCAAGACCCACAGCAAACTAAATTATTTCAGCATGAAGGGTTTGGAGAAAACCCACAACAATACAATAGCATGTTAGAACAATTGGGGAGAGGACAATGACAGGTAATCCATTATCGGGACATACAGCGGCAAACCACGCATCAGCAATGACTGGTAGCGGGGTCTTTACAGACAGTTTAGAAGATGGTGAACACATCACCAGTCCTTCGCTCACAAACATGCTTGAGGGCGTGCATGGTAACGGTATCATGCTGGAAGAAGACACAGCAGGTACAGCGAGCATTCGTGATAATCCCGAAGATTTACCCGGTGTATGTGAGCAGGTAACTAACACTCACACTGTACGCATCGTAGGTGGTCACGCAGTGCTTGACGGTGTGTTGTACAAGTTTGCCGGTGGTCCCGGCTCATCACAAGATGTTGCATTCACTACAGGCAGTGCACACAAGCGTGCTACATACAGTGCTCTTAGTAGCGGCCAAGAAGTATTGATTGTGGTGTACATTTCAAGTGACACAACGAATCAATGTATTACATGGGAAATGGGTACACCAGTCACCACGGCATCGAACACATATCCTACTACACCTTCTGCTTTCCTCAGTAATCCAAAATCAAGTGGGCTTGATGTGAAGCAAAGTGTCGTGCTCGCTGTCATTCGTGCTGTGTATTCAGCATCGGGTGGTGACCTCAATTTGTCAATCACTGAGAGCAATGACAAGCGTGTGTTTGTACGCCCGACCCCAATGTACCTTTCACCAGTAACCAGCGGTGTAGTAGGTGCTACTACAGCAGTTGCATCACACACCGCTCTTGATGCTTATAATCAAGATACTGGTGATTTAAACGCAAGTCGCTTTGGTGCTCTATGGCAATCGTACAATACTGACGGTGACGCTGTTTTGTATTACTCGGCAAAGGATTCCGGTGGTACACGCCATACTCATGTTCTTGGTCCTACAGGCTATGTTACAGCCTCTCCAAGTGGTACCAGTACATTCACCTTCAATGAAGGACAAGTCTTTGTTCTCAACCCATCCACAGCAGTGCAATTCAATCCTACGGGAACATTCCCTGCTGGTCATACTGTGTATGTGACAAACGATGCGGCTCATGATACTAACGCCATCACTTTCGACAACGCTGGAATAGGCATGGTGTTGAAAGGTAAAGAATCGGGCTTCTTTGTTTATACTGGTAGTGCTTGGAAAAATGTCATGCTTGCAAGCGGGGCGGTTTCTCCTAATGGTCACGGAGCAAATGGACTCTTACAACTCTCCGATGGAGCAGGAGGATTTACCAGTGACACCAAACTTAGTTGGAACAGCGGTACACCCGAATTAGTCGTTGATGGTAAACTCACAGTTACGGGTTTAATCGACCCGCCGGGTCTTGTGCTTGACGAAGCGGCAAACATAGCGGCCACAGGTCACACTACAGCCGCAGGTAAAGGTTTGCTGTGGGTCAAGAGTGATGCGCCAAACAGACTGTATTTCACTGATGATGCTGGTACTGATAAGAAGGTAATACATGCCACCGACAGCGTTACCGAACTTAGTGATGTGAGTGCTGTGGGTAGTGGTTCTATCATTACTACTGCCGAGCGGAACAAATTAACAGGCATTGAAACTGGGGCAACCGGCGACCAAACCGATGCTGAGATTCGTGCCGCAGTTGAAGCGGCTACTGATTCCAATGTCTTCACAGACAGCGACCATACAAAATTGAATGGTATTGAGGCATCAGCAGATGTAACAGACACAGCGAATGTTGTCGCCGCTCTAACAGCAGGAACCAATGTGGCTATTGCGGTTGATGGTACAATTAGTGCAACAGTACCAACAGGTCCAACAGGTCCAGCAGGTCCAACAGGTCCAACAGGTCCAACAGGTCCAACAGGTCCAGCAGGAGCAGACGGAGCCGATGGTGCAGACGGAGCACAGGGACAGACAG